TGGTGCTAGTCAATCTGGTTTTGGTCGTACTGGTACAGTAGATTGGCAGACAGGATCAATTAAAACAAGTACATTTACAGCAACTAGTGGCGAAGGTTATTTTGTAAATACTACAAGTGGGGCCGTAACAGTTAATTTACCTGCTGGAGTTGCAGGTGCTATAGTAGGTTTAAAAGACTATGCAGGAACTTGGGGAAGTAACGCAGTAACACTAAATCCAAATGGTTCAGATAAGATTGGTGGTGATAATGCTACTGATCCTACATTAGAAGTAAACGGTGGTGCAGTTCTTTTAGTTTTTGTTGATTCAACACAAGGGTGGCTAACCACTCAAGAATCAGTTACAGAAAGTCCAAGTGGGGTACAAACTTTTATAACAGCTACAGGTGGAACAATTACTTGTTCAGGAAATTACAAAATTCATACTTTTACAGGACCAGGAACATTTCAAGTTACTCAATTAGCAACTACACCAGCTTGTAATTCAATAGACTATTTAGTAGTTGCTGGCGGTGGTGGTGGAGAATGTAATCCAACTCAAGGTCACGGTGGAGGTGGCGGTGGTTTTAGACTATCTAATTCTACTTGTATGCCAGCGCCTTTAACTTCACCTTTAGCAAATCCAACAGGTATAACTGCAACAATTTCTTCTTTTCCAATTACAGTTGGTGCTGCTGGAGCAATAGATGGTCAAGGTGGTACTTCAACTTTTTCAACAATATCATCTGCAGGTGGTGGCGGTGGTAACGGTGGTAACGGTGGTTCCGGTGCTGGTGNTGGATCAGGCAATACACCTCCTGTTAGTCCACCTCAAGGACAAAACGGAGGACCAGGAGGTCATTCTGGTGGTGGTGGAGCAGGAGCAGCAGGTGGTGCATTTATTCCTCCAAATAATGGTGGACTTGGTGGAGATGGTTCATTTGTAGTTCAAACTGGTTTTGCTGGTTGTAATGGAACAACAGGTCCTGTTAGTAGTACAAGATATTTTGCTGGTGGTGGAGCTGGTGGTTATCCGGTAGGAAGACCAGCCGGTATTGCTGGTGGAGCTGGCGGTGGAGGTTTTGGTGGAGAAGGTGCTGTTCCAGCTGGTGCAGGTGCAACTAATACTGGTGGTGGCGGTGGAGGTTCTGCAAATTCATCTCCAGGAGCAAAAGCTGGCGGTAGTGGAATTGTAATAATAAGGTATAAATTTCAATAATGACTAGTACAATTAAAGTAAACAATGTACAAAACCAATGTGGTCAAAACATCATTAACGAGAATAGTAATACAATTACTATTGGCGCTAGTGGTGATACGATTGCTTTAGCATCAGGTGCAAGTCAATCAGGTTTTGGTAGAACAGGAACTGTAGATTGGCAAACAGGAAGTATTAAAACTGCAACTTTTACAGCAGCAAACGGTGAAGGTTATTTTTGTAATACTACAAGTGGTTCTTTTGAAGTAGATTTACCAGCAGGAAGTGCTGGTGCTATTGTTTCAATACAAGATTATAATAATACATTTGACAATAATAATTTAACAGTTGATCCAAATGGTTCAGAAAAAATTAATGGCGGTGCTGCAGGAGCAGCTGTTACTTTATCAACAGAAGGCCTAGGTGTTACTTTTGTATATATAGATGCAACGGTTGGTTGGAGATCAATTCACAGTAATGAATATGCAACTGCAGGAGAGGGTTTTGTAGTAGCCACAGGTGGAAATACTATTACAGAAGATGGAGATTTTAAAGTACATACATTTACAGGTCCAGGAACTTTTACAGTTTGTTCTCTTGCAAGCACTCCTGCTAATAACGTGGTTCAATATTTAGTAGTAGCAGGTGGAGGTGGTGGAGGTTGTGCCGGAGGTGGAGCAGGTGGTTTTAGAACTTTCACAGCGTCTCCTTTATCAACTCCTCCATTGAATGCTCCCGCAGGTATTACAGTCACAGCTACAGGATTTCCAATAGCCGTAGGTGGTGGAGGTGCAGCTACGGGAACAGGATCGGTTTCAACTTTTTCAACAATTACATCTGCTGGTGGTGGAAGGTCTGTAGGAAACACACCTCCTGAAGGAAACGGTGGATCAGGTGGTGGTGGTCGAGGATCTTATAATCCAAATTCAGCAGCAGGTGGAGCAGGAAATCAACCGCCAGTAAGTCCGTCTCAAGGTAATCCAGGTGGTGCTGGATCAGGACCAGCAACTGGTGGTGGACCAGGATGTTATCAAGCTGGTGGCGGCGGTGGTGCTAATTCAGATGGTAGAGATTTTAATCAACCTAGCCCAGGTAATGGTGGTGACGGTGAACCTTCAAATATTACAGGAAGTCCTGTAGTTTATGCAGGTGGTGGATCAACTAGTACCGGTGGCCAGCCAAGTCCAAGACCTGGAGGAGCAGGCGGAGGTGGAACTGGTTCACAATCAGGACCAGCAACTACAGCAGGAACAGTTAACACCGGTGGTGGAGGTGGTGGAGGAACATCGGCCAAAGGTGGTGGATCAGGAGTAGTAATAATAAGGTATAAATATAAATAATATGAATACATTAAATTTATTTTCTAAAGTTATATTTACAGATAATTTAAATTTATCTGATAAAGATAAAAGTAAACTCAAACAAGTAGTAAAAAAAGAAAAATATAAAAAAGTAGAAGATAAAAACTCTTCTTGTATTAGTGAATCATTACACGTGTTAGATGATAATAAATTAATAAAAATTAAAGAAAAAATTGTAGAGGCTTTTATAAAATTTAATAAACAAGTTTTAAAATACAATAATAACTTTGAAATGACTACTTGTTGGTCTACTAGATCTAGTAAAAATAATTATTCACATTTTCACAATCATACTAATAATTTTTACAGCGGTGTCTATTATATAGATGTAGATGAAAATACTGGAGAAATAGAGTTTTGTGATTTTTCTAATAATACTTTTGAACTCAATCCTACTGAATATAATATACATAATTCAAAAAGCTGGAAATTTAAACCACATAATGATATGATTATATTTTTTCCTAGTGAGTTACACCATATGATTCATTTAAATAAATCAAACAAAAATAGGTATTCTTTGGCTTTTAACTTTTTTCCAATAGGAAAAATAGGAATAGGGGATTCAACTTTAAAGGTAAATAGTATAAATTAAGTAAATTATGAGTGAAGTAAAAGTAAATAAAATTAGTCCAAGAACAAATTGTGGTACAACTACATTAGGGGATAGTGGAGATTCTTTTGTTATTCCTAGTGGTGTAACAATTACTAACAACGGAACGCAAACAGGTTTTGGAAGAACAGGTACAGTAAACTGGCAGACAACTCCTAAAACAGGAAACTTTGCTGCAGTTAATGGTGAAGGTTATTTTGTTAATACCACATCAGGTGCTGTAACAATGACTATGCCATCTGGATCAGCAGGTGCAATAGTTTCAATACAAGATTACAATAAAACATTTGATTCAAATGCTTTAACAGTTACTCCAGCAAGTGGAGAAAAAATAAATGGTGGTGACGCTAGTGCTAGTTTAATTATAGCTACAGAAGGTCAAGGTTTAACTTTTGTTTATGTTGATTCAACAGTTGGTTGGAAAACAGTACACGAAAATGAATTTACTGCAGGTGGAGCTACCCACGTAATAGCAACAGGTGGAACAATTACTTGTTGTGGGGATTATAAAATTCATACTTTTACAGGGCCTGGCACATTTACTGTAACTAGCGCTGGTGCTGGAACTCAATGTGCTCCAAGTATCGCTGATTATTTAGTTATTGGTGGTGGCGGAGGAGGTGGAGGAAATTTAGGTGCTGGAGCCGGAGCTGGTGGTTTTAGAGAGGGAAAAGCAGCTGCAAGCCCAACACACACTGCTCCTCCTCATAGTGCATCTCCTGTTGCAGCGACTACAGGAATAACTCTTTCAGCACAAGCTTATACAATTACAGTGGGTAGTGGTGGAGCTGGAATACCCGCTCCTACGACTGGTCCAGGATCAGCTGGTAATGTTTCAACTTTTTCAACAATAACAGCCGCAGCTGGCGGTTTTGGTGCCGGAGGGGCTCCTCCAGCACCTAGTGGACCTGGTGGTTCTGGTGGTGGATCTGGTGGTTATGGTTCTCCTGGATCTGGTGGCTGTGGTAATACACCTCCAGTAAGTCCATCTCAAGGAAATCCAGGTGGAGGAACTCCAGGAGGAAATCCACCTTATGCATCTGCTGGAGGAGGTGGTATTGGTGGTGCAGGTGTAACTGTAAATTCTACTTTAGGAAGACCAGGAGGAGATGGTTTAGCAACTTCTATTACAGGATCATCTGTAACTAGAGCTGGTGGTGGAGCTGGATCACCTTATGGTTCTGCTACAGACGTTATTCCTAATAACCCCGGAGGGGGTCCTGGTGGAGGAGGTATGGGAGCAAATCCTAGTTCACCTGCTCCTGATAGAGCCGATATGAATGGTGATGACAACACTGGTGGTGGCGGTGGTGGAACAGGTGAAGCACCAAAAACTATTGCTGGTGGTAATGGAGGTTCAGGTATAGTAGTAATAAGATACAAATATCAATAGTTGAATGAAAATTAAAATTAATATATAAGGAGAAACATTATGGCACATTTTGCAAAATTAGGAGCTAACAGTAAAGTTATTCAAGTGTTAACACTTGATAACAAAGATATGTTAAATGCTGATGGTGTTGAAGATGAATCAGTAGGTCAACAATATTTAGAATTACACAACAACTGGCCTGCAGCAATGTGGATTCAAACTTCTTACAACACATCAGGTAATACACATAATTCTGGTGATAACTCAAAAGCATTCAGAGGAAACTATGCAGGTATAGGTTATACTTGGGATGAAGATGATCAAATCTTCTGGCCTAAAAAACCATATGCATCTTGGGTAAAAAATACTACAACTGCAAATTGGCAATCACCAATCGGCGATGCTCCAGCATTGACAGCTGAACAAACTGCACAAAATGAAGCTGACACTCATTTTTGGCACTACGTCTGGAATGAAGCTAATCAATCTTGGGACTTGACAGACAGCAAAGCATAAATTAAAAATGGTGGTGGTATGCAAAAGAAAGTATTAAGCGAACAAGCATTATATTATGGTGATGTAGCAATGCCTAAAGATTGGGACATTGACCGAGATAAATTATCAGGCGATATCTTACAATCACAAATTCAAAACAAAGAATTTCCATTCTCAAGAACTTGGGATATGTTGAATACATATATGCGAGATTACGTTAATCTTGAATATGGTATAAATTTAATTAACAAAGATACGTGGGGAAATATTTATAAACCTGCAGAAACTACAATTCCATTATTAAATATTGATNCAGTAGATTTACGTAACTCACCAGACTTTACATTATTATATGGTGTTAAAGTTAAAGATTGTATAGTTCGAATACATTTTGAAGATAACAGACGTAAAGGTAGATCTTGGGACATACCACTATTAGACAATAGATTTATAATGTTTCCATCAACTAATATGTATTATCTAACCAATAATCAAAAAGATAGTTTAAATTTTGTACAAACTATAACGTATGAATATATCTAATTATTATTGGTATTTTAGTGGTGTTCTTACACCTAGATTCTGTGATGATGTTATAGCTTATGCTAACGAACAAAAAGAAGTTATGGCTTTAACTGGTGGTTATAATGATAAGAAAAAATTAAATAAAGAAGAAGTTAAGAATTTACAAAGAAAAAGAAAATCAGATTTAGTATGGCTTAATGATACTTGGATATATAAAGAATTACATCCATATGTACACGAAGCAAATAGAAATGCAGGTTGGAACTTTGATTGGGAAAGAAGTGAATCTTGTCAATTTACAAAATATAAGTTAAATCAATATTACGATTGGCATTGTGATAGTTGGGATAAACCATATCAACGAGACGATGTTAATCATCCTGAACACGGTAGAATTCGAAAACTATCTATGACTTGTCAGTTAACAGATGGTTCAGAATATAGTGGTGGAGAACTAGAATTTGATTTTAGAAACTACGATCCACATATGCGAGATGAATCGAAGCATAGAATACAATGTAAAGAGATATTACCAAAAGGTTCTATTATTGTATTT